ACGAGATCTGGGCTCAGGGCGCCGCCGACGGCGCGGGAGACCCCCCGCTCACCCAGGCGCAGGCCGACCAGGTCGCCGCGATCCTCGCGCCCTGGCGGCGCACGCTCGCCGCCCGCGAGCCGCAGGCGGCGTAAACGCGGCAGCCCCCGCCAGAACGGGGGCCGCCACAACGGCGGGAGCGATCAGCTGGCGCCGGATAACGACAAGGTTACAGGAGCGATCAGTGAGTACGGAAGAACAGCTTCAAGCCGAGAACGACCGCCTAGGCGCGGAGGTCGCCGCGCTGCGCGTGCTGCTGACCGCCGTGAGCGACCTGGCTGACGTGCCGATGCCCGCCAGCAGCGACGACATGCAGGTGCACTACTACGAGTGCGTCCGCCGCATCGACATGATCGCCGTCTACGCCGGCGGGGACCTCGGGGACGTCCGTCCCAGCATCCTGCCGGGCGTCCTGCACGACCGCGCGAACGCCCTGCGCGAGCACGGCCGCCGGGCGCTGCGGTACACGCCGAAGGCGGTGACCGCATGAGCACCGGATTCAAGGTCAGGCTCCCGTCTCCGCCGCCGCCGCCCGTCATCGCCCCTGAGGGTGCCGCGCGCTGCGGCGAGGGGCACCCGTTCGAGCGCGTCCGCTGCGACCGGCCGGCCGGCCACGAGGGCGGCCACCTGAACGGGAACGCGAACCTGTACTGGCAGGCAGCGTCATGATCGCCCTGCTGCTGCCCCACACGGGCGCCCACTGCGCGCCGCCCTCTGCGCCCGGGCTCGTGCGCCAGTTCTTCCGCCGCGCGATTGCGGCCGTGCAGCGGAAGGAGGCCGCCCCGGAGGTCCGGACCCTTGCCCCCGGGGCGGTCCCGGAGCTGCTCAGCGACGCTGAGCCCGTGCTCGGCAACGGCACGATCGCCGAGGCCAAGGCCCGCTGGGACGCCCGGCAGGACGAGGACGTCGCCGTCACCGGGCACCCCGCGACCGAGCCCGCAGGCTTCCCCGTCACCGCCCCGGCGCAGCAGGGCGCGGCGCCCGGCGGCGGGCCGCTGCCCAAGCGCGTCCCCGGTGCTGCCGTCCGCGAGCACGGGAGCTGGACATGATCGACGTCGAGCTAGAGCCGGAAGAGATCACGCTCATCCTTCGCGCCCTGAACGCGCTGCACGCAGACGACGACCTCGACGAGGCCGAGCGGGAGACAATGCCCGGACTCTCCCTCAAGCTCGGCATGGCCATGGGCGAGCACCTGAAGGCCGCGTCGTGAACGCCGCCAGGGCGCGCGAGCACCTCGACGCCGCCGTCCGCGAGCAGCTCCGCGAGGCATTCGAGCGCGGCCTCGCCGCCGCCCCCCACGGGCCCGGCGCGCTCGCCGACGCCGGGGCACCCGCCGGGTTCGGCGCCGTCAGCCGCTGCGCCGACGACTACGCCGCCGCCGTCGCCGCTACCTGGAGGCAATCGTGAGCCCCACCACCGTCCGCGTGACGGGCAAGCACATCGCCGAAGGCAGGGCATGCAGCGGCAGCGAGTGCCCGATCGCCCTCGCGGTCCTCGAAGCCCTCGCCGCCCAGGGCGTGAAGGCGGGGGTCATGGTCGACAGCTACGACGTCACGGTCACGCAGAACGACGCAGCCGGGTACCGCAGGTTCCGCGCCGGCCTGGACTCGCACGCGTCCAGCTTCGTCGACGCCTTCGACGAGCCGGAAGACAGCGACCTGCGCGACGCGGACATCATCGCCCCGTTCGAGCTGGAACTGACGTGGCGGGAGCTGGTCTCGTGACCGCCCCCACGATCGTGCGCCCGGCCCCGGCCGTCATCCGCAACGGCATGCCCGAACGGAAGCCCTACGTCTACCGGGGGACCGGGGTCGACGTCCTCACGCCGCACCTCGACACCGGCGAGATCCCGGATGACCTCAGGCAGTGCTACTGCGGCGGCGACATGCGCGGCTACCGGCAGCACCTCGCCGACGGCGAAGAGCCGTGCCGGGAGTCCCGCGAGTACGCCAGCGCCTACCACCGCGCGCGGGCACGGCTGAAGCGGATGACGTCGTGACCGCCGCCGACGACGCCCGCGAGCACCTCACCGCGACCGTCTGGGAAGTTCTCCGCAACTACACCCCGGCCCCGCTCGTCCACCACGCCGACATGATCCACACCGCCGCCGAGGCGTACGGCCACGCCGTCGCCGAGGAGGTAAACGCCGAAGAGATAGCCGCCGCCCGCCTGGCATCGGCCACCGCCGAGTACTGGAGGACCGGCTGATGGGCGCGATCATCGGCATCCTCGCCGGCGTCGGCGGCCTGTTCCTGATGTGGGCCGCGGTGACCGCCTGGGGCTGGGTCCTGGTCCTGGCCCGGAGGTACCGCAAGCGGCGCCAGGCCCGCGCCCGGGCCGCCGCCAGGGCGCAGGCGATGGACGCCGCCGTCGAGGCGATAGCCGGCAAGCTCGACGGCGAACTGGCGCGGATGATGCGCGAGTGGAACGAGCAGCGGGGAGGCACCGATGGCTGACGACTACAGGTGCCGCCGCGGCTGCCCCGACGGCGAGTGCTACTGCGCTGAGCCGTCATACGGAGACCCCGCGTACACCGGCATCTGCCCCGGGTGCGGCGGCTACGAAGAGTGCTACTGCGGGGAGGACTAGATGACCGAGACCACGTTCCGCCGCAAGTACGGCAGCGGCCACAGCTACACCCTCGACGGCCAGGCACGCGTCAAGGGCGTCACCACGATGATGAAGGGACTCGGCGGGCCGCCCGAGTCCTACTTCACCAAGACGACCGCGGGCTACGCCGTCGACAACTGGGACCGCCTGGCCGCGCTCAAGCCGTCCGAGCGCATCGAGGAGATCGCCGGGGCGACCAGGAGCCGGTTCGACTCCGCCGCCGTGCGCGGCACCGCGGTGCACAAGCTCGCCGAGCCGCTCGCCCACGGCGAGAAGGTCGACATGCCCGACCACCTGCGAGGCCACGTCGAAGCCTGCATCCAGTTCCTCGACGACTACCAGGTTGAGGTGATCGCCACCGAGACGGCGCTGTTCAGCCGCCGCCACAAGTACGCCGGGTCGGGCGACATGTTCATCTGGGTCACCCTGCCGAGCGGCAAGCGGATCAGGGTGCTCGGCGACTGGAAGACCAACGCCAAGGGCCCGTGGGGGTCGGTCGCCTTCCAGCTGGCGGGCTACCGCTACGCCGACTTCATGCTCGACGGCGACGCCGGCAAGACCTCGAGAGAAGTCCCGGTGCCTGAGGTCGACGACTGCTGGGCGGTCTGGCTCCGGGGTGACGGCTACGACGTTCACCCGATGCACACCTCGCCTGAGGTGCACCGCGAGCTGCTGTACATCGACCAGTGCCGCATGGCCGACGAGGCCTGCCGCAACTACAAGCTCGACGCCCTGCCGCACCCGGAGACGGTGCGCAAGGTGCGCCTTCAGGACATCGACCGCCCGGTCGGCACTCCTGGCGGCGAGCCCGGCGACGAGCCGGAATGGACGATCTGATGCAGCGCTACGACATCACCCTGACCGGCTGCGACGACTCGCAGACCGTGACCGCCGAACTGACCTTGGACCAGCTGAAAGCCGTGCAGCACATCGGCGCCCTCACCGTGCCGGGGCACGAGAGCACCAGTTGCATGCCCGAGCTAACCGTCACCAGCCACGTGGAAGTGATCACCAGTGAGTGAAGTAGCAATCTGGCAGGCCGGCGAGGTCGCCCTGCCGGGCCAGGTAACCGGCCAGGTCCCCAACGGTCAGCTCGACGACTGGATCATGGTCGCCGACAAGGTCGTCCGCCTGGCCGAGGTGATCTGCCGCAGCCCGTTCGTGCCCGACGGCCTGCGCGGCAGCGTCCCGGCGACCGCCGCCGCGATCCTCACCGGCAGGGAGCTCGGCATCCCGCCGATGACCAGCCTGGCCAACATCCACGTCATCCACGGCAAGCCCGGCTTGTCCGCCCTGGTGATGCGCGCCCTGGTGCTCAGCCAGGGCCACGAGTGGATGGACGTGGACGTGTCCAACACCCGCGTCGTCCTCAAGGGCAGGCGCAAGGGCGAGGCCGAGTGGACCGAGGCCAGCTTCAGCACCGCCGACGCGCAGATAGCCAAGCTGCAGCTCGGCGGCTACCCGCAGGACAAGCTCTATGCCCGGGCCACGGCGCGGCTGGCCCGCCGCAAGTTCGCCGACGTGATCGCGGGCATGCCGTACTCGATCGAGGAGCTTGAGGACGGCGTCACCGAGGACGAGGCCGCCCCGGCGGACAGCACGCCGAAGCCTGCCGCACCCGCGGCCCGCACCGCGCAGCGCAGGCCGCGCACCCCGAACTCCCCGCCCGCGGCAGCGGTTCCCCCGCCCGCCGCCGCGCCGTCCAACCCCACGGCGCAGGCAGCCGCGGGCGGGGACCTTCCTCCTCTCCCCGGTGAGGAGGAGCCACGCGGGTCGACGGGAACAGAAGCCCTGGAGTCGATCGAGAAGGACATCGCCAGGGACGCCTCCGCCCCCGACACCACCGACTACGACACGCCGGGCACCGTCACCACGCCGCAGATCACCGCGATCTGGACCGTGCTGTCTCAGATCTTCCACTTCACCAAGGAGGAGAAGGAGCAGGCGCGGATGGTGTGCGCGTACGTCGCGGAGCACGACCTGGGGTCGACCAAGGACCTGAGCAAGAACGAGGCGAAGTCCATCCTCGACACGCTGTCGCACTGGCAGCACCAGGCGGCCGAGCGGGGCGAGGACCCGCGCGCGTACATGCTCGCGCTGATGGTGGCGCAGGACACGGAGGTGCCCGGTGAGTAACCCCGACGTCCGCGAGGTCGGCACCGTGACCGCCGTCCACGGCATCACGGTCCGGGTCGGCACCGACCGCGACGCGGTGACGCTCAACGGCGTGCAGCTCGGCCCGGAGGCCCGCGACGACTTCGCCCGGCTGTACTTCCAGGCCGACGAGGAAGCCAAGGCGTGGGCCGTGGCGAACCCGGACGACGAGGACGAGGCCCGCGCGACGATGCCGGGGCAGGTGACCCAGTGAAAGAGGTCATCTACCTCGCCGTCAGCCGCTCGAAGGTCGAGCGGATGACGAAGAACTTGCCCGACCTGAAGCGCGGCGAGATCCCCGTGAAGCTCGTCGTCGAGGTCGACGCGGGCGCGTTCCGCGAGCCGGTCATCGAGCGCCACGTCAAGGTCGCCGACTGGCGCGAGGGCACCGACATCACCGACGTCGAGCTCCGCGAGGCCGTCATCACCGAGGCCGAGGCGGCGATCATCCGCGCCCGCCGGCTCGCTGCGATGCAGGAGGTGCTCATCGCCCACGGGTGGGACGTCGTGCCGCCCGAGGACGACGAGGACGCCACCGAAGGAGAGACATGAGCGACATGACGCAGGCAGGGCGCGAGGCCCGGAAGTGGCTCGCTAGCGCCTCGCGCGCCAGCGGCGACAGCCTGAACACGGCCGAGGCCGGGACGGTCGACGCGCTACTCGGCATCGGGAGCGCCCTGCTCGACCTGGCCGCGGCAGTCCGCGAGCAGACGAAGGCATTCAGCGAAGACGGCATCCGGGCACTGACGGAGCGCAACGCGTGACCACCCGTATCCTCCGCGACGCGAAGGGATACCCCCGGCGCGGCCCGGCGCGGGTGATCCGCACCAGGCCGCACGCGTGCGGCCGGAGCTGCCCGCTGCATGACGTTCCCGTGCCCCGCCAGCGGAAGCCGCGCCGCGATGGGTGAGCGCCCGCCGTGGTGGCGCTGGTACGAGCCGCCGCGATGGTTCCCGGGCTGGCTGCACGTGCGAACGTGCACGTTCTGCCGGGGCATGAGCCGGTACTGCCGCGAGCAGGAGCGGGAGGCGAGCCGTGCCTGACGACAGCGAGTACATGACCGTCGCCGAGTTCGCCGCGCTGCCGTCGGACGCGCACCACGCCGTGTGGGCCGCGCACGCGGAGCGGCGCGTCGACGCGGTCGCCGCGCTCCAGGTCCTGCGGTACCGCCGCGACCAGGTGCTGGCACTACTGCGGGAACTGGAGGCGGTCAGGTGAGCGAGCTGCGGGAGCTTGTCCATGATCCGGTAATCGCCGGATTGTGCCAGGTCGTAATCAACCGCGTCGTGTGCGCCCAGCCGTCGGAAGGCACCTGGGAAGGTGGCTGCGTCCACGAGCACGTCATCACGGACGTCGAGATCTGCGCCGGGCACCGGGAACTCGCGGAGCGCCCGTTCGCCTGCGTCCTTTGCGAGCCGGACCACAAGTGCATGGTGCAACTGCGGGAGGCGGCCCCGTGCTGAGCCACCTTGCCTCGCGCCCTTGGCCGCCCGTGCGCGTCGTCTCGCCGCCGCACGACCCGGAGCCGGGCCCGGACGAGCCGTTCGCGCCCGTCTACGACTTCGTGCGCGAGAGCGGGCAGCGCGCTGCCACGGGCCTTGAGGCCGCCCGCGCCGAGCTGGGGCCAACGACGGCGGTCGCCGGGACCTGGCGCGAGCTGCCCGGCACACGGCACCTGCCCGACCCGTACGGGCCTGACCCGGTGGTTTTTGGCCGCATGCCGAGAGTCGGGCCGACGTGATGGCCGTCTTCACCGTCGAGCACACCGCCCGCAAGCCGCACACGTGCAGCCGGTGCCTGTGCCCCATCAGGCCCGGCCAGCGGTACGAGCGCGCCCGGATCACGCCGCGCCACGACGACTACGACAACCCCCGGTGGCTGCGCTACGACAGCCACCTCACCTACAAGGACTGCGAGAACGCCAGTGAGTGACATCAAGATCAGCGGCACCCTGCCGAAGGGCGACGCCAACGGGGCCGCCTCCATCGCGGCCGACCTGATCGCCGACCCGCACCGCTTCAAGGTGCTGCTGATGATCGTGGACTGCAAGAAGGTCACCACCGACAACGACACCGGCGAGGCCGTCCCCACGGCCCGCGTGCGCCGCGTGGAGGCTGTCCTGCCGCCCGACCTGCCCGCCGCCGAGCAGCTGATGCGCCGCGCCCTGGAGAAGCGCAGCGGGCGCACCGTGCTGCCGCTCGGCATGGAAGACGAGATGCGGCTTGCCTTCAAGGACATCGACCCGCGCACCGGCGAGAAGCGCGACGACAGCGACAGCGGCGGGTGACCACACGGGCAGCGCGGAAAGCGCCGGGGGCACTGCCTCCCGGCGCTTCCGCGCGTGCGCGGCTAGGTGTCGGCCGGGTACTCGGCGGGATTGGCTGCCCGGTCCGCACGGACCAGCTTGGCCGTGAAGTCGTAGGTGTAGGCGTAGCCGATTGCCCGCGCGATATCCGCAGGCTTGTTGCCCTTCCGGGCCGCCCGGACCATGGCGGCCTTCAGCCGGTCGGGGCCGTTCATGTAGTTGTCGGCGGCCTGCTCAAGCTCGGCGCGAGTGTCTGGATCCACGTCGGCCAGTGTCGCACGGTCAGTGTCTGCGGTCACTGTTCCACTGTACGACATAGGACCCGGATCTGATAACTTGATCTGAGACAGTGTTTAATGATAGTGATTGCCCATCCAGAGATTGGTCTCTGGGGACGATGTGACGTCTTGAGAGGCAGGCCGCATTGGCTCGCAACGGGCTCCCCGGCAGTTACGGGGGCACGCGTTTCCGGTCCCACCTCGAGGCGAGATGGGCGATCTTCTTTGATCACCTCGACCTCAAGTGGGAGTACGAGCCTCAGGGATTCGACCTGGGCGACGGCATCGCCTACCTGCCTGACTTCGCGGTCTACGCCGCGCTCGGCACCGTCTGGGCTGAGGTAAAGCCGGCATGGGACGCCGACCCGGAGGGCGTCGAGAAGTGGCGCAGGTTCGCCGCACAGCGCCCGCAGCCGTCGCGTGCCGCGCTGCTGGCCGGCAAGCCGTCCGCGGACGGCGAGCACGTCGTCATCGGCGGCGACGACACCGCGGACGATCCCCTGAAGGGGCCATGGGAGGACAACGGCCAGATGTGGCGACCGTGCCCGGCCGGCTACCACTTCGACCTCGCCTACCGCGGCCAGTACCGGACGAAGTTCCCCGCGGACGGCTGCCCGGATCACTTCGGCGCGGACGGCGCTGAGCGCATCGAGGCCGCGGTACAGGCGGCACTGTCCTACAGGTTCGGCAAGTTCGGCCCTGGCAGGGCCGCATAGATGCGCCGCAGCGAGATCTTCGTCCCGCTGTCGACCGACTTCCCCGACAACCGGAAGGTTCGCGCGCTCAGCCGGTACGGCCGCGACGCCCGCGCGGCACGCGACCTGTACGTGCAGATGCTGCTGTACTGCAAGCGCACCAAGTCTGACGGCTTCGTGCCCGACGAGCAGCTCGGCCTGCTGGCCTACCCTGACCCCGTTAAGTTCGCCCGCCGTGACGCCGAGCACCTGGTTGAGGTCGGCCTCATTGAGCTCGGCACCGGGGGATGGGCGCTGCCTGGCTGGCTCGAGCGCAATCCCTCGCGGGCGTCGATCGACGCCAAGTCCGAGGCGAAGTCACGCGGCGCGCGTCATGCCAACCACAAGCGGTGGCACCAGGACACCCGCGACCCGGACTGCGAGTGGTGTCGGATATCTGATCAGAGTAGTGATCAGACGTCTGATCAGACCACTGACAATAAGCCGGTCGGCAACCGACAACGGTCCGAATCCACAGAGACAGAGACAGAGACAGAGACAGAGACAGAGACAGAGACAGAGACAGAGACAGAGACAGAGACAGAAGAAAAGACACTTGGCCGGCAAGCCGGCCGATCGCCCCAACCCGGATCGGACGCCGACCCTGACTTCGCCGCGTTCTGGGATGCCTACCCGCGCAAGGTCGCCAAGGGCACCGCCCGCAGGGCGTGGCGCGCAGCCACCCGCAAGGCCGAACCGAAGGACGTCATCCAGGCCGCGGAACGTTACCGCGACGACCCCGTGCGCAAGGCCGGCACCGCCGAGTTCACCGCCCACCCGGCCACCTGGCTCAACGGCGAGCGCTGGCTCGACTACGCACCCCGCCCCGCGGGGCAGTCCGCCAGCCCGGCCTGGTGGGAGTGACCGTGGACGCACTCCGCGAGATCCTGCTGCCACGCCTCGAGGGCATCCGCATGTCCGGCGGCTCGTACATGGCGCGCTGCCCCGCCCATGACGACGGCAAGGCCAGCCTGTCCGTAGCCGAGGGCAAGGAACAGCCCGTCGTGCTCAACTGCCACGCCGGCTGTGACCCGGTAGACATCCTCGCCAAGCTCGGGCTCACCTGGGAAACCCTCTGCAACCCCCGTGAGCAGGACCGCCCCGGCCGCGGCGAGTGGACACCCCACGGCGAGGCCGTCGCCGTCTACGACTACACCGACGAGGCCGGCGGCCTGCTGTTCCAGGTCTGCCGCACCGCCGACAAGCAGTTCCCGCAGCGCGTCCCCGACCGCACCCGCAAGAGCGGCTACAGGTGGAGCACCGCCGATGTCCGCCGGGTCCTCTACCGGCTCCCGAAGATCATCGAGGCCGTCAAGGACGGCGAGCACATCTGGGTAGCCGAGGGCGAGAAGGACGTGCACGCGCTCGAGCTGGCCGGCGTCACCGCCACGTGCAACCCCGGCGGCGCCGGCAAGTGGCGCCCCGAGTACGCCGAGTTCCTCCGCGACGTCATCGTGCACGTCGTCGCCGACAAGGACAAGCCCGGCCAGGCGCACGCCCGCCAGGTCGCCGCCAGCCTCGAGGGCATCGCCCTGGCCGTCCAGGTCGTCGAGGCCGCGGGCAGCCACAAGGACGCCGCGGCGCACCTTGGCGCGCGGCTCAGCGTCAGCGACTTTGAGGTCACCTGGGAGCAGGGCGATCCCGCCCCCGACCTCGCCCCGGACCTGTACGAGTTCCTCGCCGCCGTCGACCCTGACAACGACTGGATCATCCCCGGACTGCTCGAGCGCGGCGACCGGCTCATCTGGACCGGCTTCGAGGGACTCGGCAAGTCCGTCATCATGCGGCAGCTCGCCATCTGTGCCGCGGCGGGCGTCCACCCGTTCGCTAACGGCCCGTTCGAGAAGCGGCGCGTGCTGTTCATCGACTGCGAGAACCCCGACCGGAAGTCCCGCCGCCAATTCGCCAAGCTTGAGCGCATCGCCCGCCTCAACGGCTACCCGGTGCCAGAGGGCGCGTTCCGCATCATCCAGCGGCCCGCGGGCATCGACCTGACCACCGCGGAAGACCGGGCGTGGCTGCTCGAGCGCGTCACCGCCCACAAGCCCGACTTGCTCGTGGTCGGCCCGTTCTACCGGCTGCACATGGCCGACGCGAACGAGGAAAAAGCCGCCCGGACCGTTGTCGCCGCACTAGACGACGCCCGCGTCAAGGCCGACTGCGCGCTGATCACCGAAGCCCACGCGGGGCACGCGCCAAGCGGCGGCTTCACCCGGAACCTGCGGCCGATCGGCTCCAGCCTGCTAATGCGCTGGCCGGAATTCGGCTACGGCATCTCGCCCCACCCTGACGTGGAGCGCGACGACAGCGGCCAGTGCCGCTGGGTGGAGGTACGCCCCTGGCGCGGCCCGCGCGAGGAACGCGAGTGGCCCCGGGAGCTGGTCTGGGGCACTCACGAAAATGACTGGCCGTGGATACCTGCCACGCCATTCAACAAGCCCGCCAGGAGGTCCGCGTGAATGCATTCGCCGACGCCTGCATGACCTGCTTCCCCGGAGATGCCGGCGCCGCCATTCCGTCAGAAGTGCAGGCGGGCGCGGACGGCACGATCACCGCGGACTACTCGTGCCCGCTGTGCGGCCTGGCGTGGCGGACAACGTGGGCCGTCAAGGCCGCGTGGCCGTCAGTCCGCATTTACAGGTCGCCAATTCCGCTTATGGACGAGGTGATCCGCCTCCTGGCCGACCTGCTTGAGGGCGAAGAACTGGAGGCCGCGTGAAACCGCCCGCCATATGCCGTGTCCCCGGTTGCGGCAAGCCCGCACTGCTCTACCCTGCGGGATTTCTCTGTGACGACCACAAGCCGGGACGGTAAGCACCACGCAGAAACAGAAATACATATCCATGGAAATCAAGGCGTTCGAGAAAGGGAGAGCGAAATGAGCGCGACCATGACCTACGGCGGCGTCCTCGTTATCGAGGAGTGCTGCAACTGCCACATCACCTTCGCGATGCCGGCCGACTTCCAGCGGCGGTGCAGGGACGCCGGACCCGCCATGGCGTTCTACTGCCCGGCCGGCCACGGGCAGCACTACACCGTCAGCGAGGTCAGGCAGCTGAAAGACCGGCTTGACCGCGCTGAGGCGCGAGCGCGCGCCGCCCGTGACCAGGCCGACGCCGCCGAGCGCTCCAAGCGCGCCTACAAGGGCCAGCTGACGAGGGCCCGCAAGCGGATAGGCAACGGCACCTGCCCGTGCTGCAGCCGTCACTTCACGGACGTCGAGCGGCACATGCGCGGCCAGCACCCGAGCTACGCCGACACCCAGGACGACCAGTGAGGAGCGAAAGCGAAATGAGCGACCTGGAATGCACGCAATGCGGCACGGGCACCGCTGAGCCGGAGGCGGCGAAGGTCATCGTCGTCCGCGACGCCCTCGGCCGCGACCAGCAGTTCGCCGGCGACGGCTGGGACGCCGAGGAAGCGATCGACATCACCCGCAACGGCGAGGTCATCGCGACCTACCCGCCCGGCCACTGGCAGCGCGTCCACAAGGACGGCGTGCTCGTGCCCGTCGACCTCAGCACGGAGCGGGCGCTCGGCATCGCGAAGCTGGCGCTTGAGGCCGTTGTCGCGGTCGCCAAGGGCGGCACGGGCGACATCATGGTCACCCCCGAGCAGATCGCCGCCGACGCGCTCGACGAGATCTACGCGGAGCTGGACCTGTGACCGCGACGCCAGGGCAGGCGGACGACCGCGTGCCGTTCCACTGGCAGGGGACCTGGGAGGAGTTCGACGCCGAGGTCCGCCGCAGGTGGATCGACAGCAGCGAGCGGCTCGGCCTTGACCACGGGATGCCGAACGCCGCCGCCGCCATCGCCGCGCAGGAGCCGCACGCGGCGCCCTTGTGGCCGGACGGCACTCCCGTCCGCGACGCCGACGGCGAGCCGCAGCCCGCGCCCGGGCTGGCCGTGGTTCAGGAAGCGCTCGCCGTCGCCTTCGGGATGCTCCAGATGGTCACGCTTGGCAACGACGACGTCATGGTTGCGCAGGCCCGCAAGGCGGTCGCCCTGGTCAAGGACATCCTCAATGGCGACGTGGCCGTACCGGAGCCGCAGCCCGCGCCCGAGCTGGCCGCCTCGATGCGCGAGACGAAGGCGGTCCTCGGCCTGCTTGACGACTTCACGCACGCGGTGATCGACCTCGACGACGGCGCCAGGCTGGTCGGTATCAGCAGGCTCGCCGCAGCCGCCAGGGGCACCCGCAAGAAGGCCGGGCTGCCGCCCGTGGAGGGCAAGTGAACGAGGACCAGATGAGCGGCAAGACAGCCGGACAGGTCGCCTACGAGACGCGGCAGGCCGCCAAGGCCCGGCGCATGGGCGCGCCCGACAGCGAGCCGGACAGCACTCTTGTCGCCATCATCGGGCTTCGCTGGGAAGAACTCCCGGCCGGCATGCAGGCCGACGAGGAAGCCGCCGCAACCGCCGTCGAGACCGATCAGGTCCGCCTCGCCCGCGAGGACCGCGACCAGCTCCGCAAGCAGGTGCTCGGCCTCGCCGCCGACCTCGACATCAGCGCCATGGCCACCCGCCCGTCCCGCAAGAGCGACATCGAGAGCGAGATCGCGATCGCGCTCCGCAAGATCGCCGGGCCGCCGTCATGACCCGCCGCGTCCTGCGCGCCGCAGGCATCGCCGTCATCGTCATCACCGGCATCGCCCTGATCTGCGCCGCCGCCTACATGACGGGAGTGCCAGCGTGACCTGCTCAAAGTGCGGCATCGCGTCCGACTCCGACCCGTGCCCGGAGTGCAAGCAGCTGCTGGCCGACCTCGAAGACAAGTGACCCCGTCCCGTCCGCCCCAGTCATCCCAACCGAAGGAGCACCGTCATGACCGTGAACCGCACCGAGACCGCGCCCGCGACCCGCATCGAGGCCCAGGCCGAGGCCGCCGCCCGCGGCCGCAACGGCCACGGCCGCGAGCGCCGCCCCGCCGCCCGGTCCCGCATCGAGGCCGCCGCCGCCGCGAACGCCGCGGCCGCCGCAGCCGCGAGCGCCGCCGGGGAGGCGATGGGCGAGCTGTACGCCAACCGGCTCATCGCCGTCCTCGACGCGGAGGGCATCGGCGGCGACCTGTCCGACGCCGACCTCGACGCCGTCCTGTACATGGTGCGGCGGCTCGCGGCGCCCGGCCCGCTGCCGCAGCGCGACCCCGGGAGCACCGGCGCGCAGCCCGCCCAGAGGCTGTGATGACCCCGCAGACGCTGCCGCGCAACGCGACCCGCGTGACCTTGGAGCTGCCCGAGATCGACCACGCCGTTGTCCAGCGCGCCCTTGAGCGCGGCATCCGCCATGCAACGCGCGACCCTGCGGCGGTCGTTAGCTGGTATCCCGCCGACGACGGCGAGGACTTCGTCATCATCGTCAAGCAGGAGCACGCCACATGGTGGACGATGATGCCGTCCGGGTTCGCCGAGATGATCGGCGGCTACCTCGGCACCAGCACCCTGCGCTGGCATGACAGCGAGCCGCCCAAGGCCGTCGATGCCTAGCCCCGCCGGCTGCCTCGCGCCGCGCCACGACGAGCCGGAGCCGGCCGAGCCTGGCGCGCGCCTGTGCCGCCCCTGCCTGTCCGGCCTCACCCGGGACCTGCGCCGCCTCCCGGCCCTCTACGCGGGCCTCGCCGAGCTCCTCGACCCGCGCGTCACCGGCGACGGGGGCGGCGCGGGCGACGGGCTGCCGTTCAACGACTCGGCGTCGGAGTGCATGAGCCAGGTCCGCCACGACCTGCAGGTCTGGGCGCGCCGCGTCGTCACCGAGCGGCAGCCGGCGGCGTGGCCGGTGCTGTCGGTGCCCGCCATGTGCGGGTGGCTCGCCGGCTGGGTCGACTGGGCATCGAGGCGGCCCTGGGCGGGCGACATGGCCGGGGCCGTGGCCAGCGACCGGGGCCGCGCCGTCGCCCTGCTCGACCCGCGCCCCGCGGTCCGGATCACCGTCCCGGCGGCGCTGAACCGCTGCCCCAGGTGCGAGGTCGCCGGGGGCATGGCCGCCGTCGTCTACACCGGCCCCGGCGACCCGCGCCCGTCGCTGGTGACCTGCGGCGGGTGCGGCCACGAGTGGGACGCGACGCAGTGGCTGAAACTCGGCCGCGACATCCTCCGCAACTCCGAAAGGACGGCAGCATGAGCTACCCCCACTACTCCTCCGAATGCGACGAGCACCATGGCCTTGTCCGCGACTTCGGCGGCGAGGTCCCCCCGATCGTCTGCCTGTGCGGCTCCACGCGCTTCTACGACGAGTTCCAGCAGGCGAACTACGACCTGACCATGAAGGGGACGATCGTCTTGTCGGTCGGCTTCTACCCGCATGCCAAGGCGCAGCACGGCCACGGCGAGGGAGTCGGCCACGACTCGGCCGAGAAGGTGGCGCTCGACGAACTGCACAAGCGGAAGATCGATCTTGCGGGCGAAGTCCTAGTCGTATCCCGCGACGGTTACTTCGGCCAGTCCACGGCAGGCGAGATCGCCTACGCCGTGGAGAACGGCAAGCCCGTCCGGTTCGCCGAGGACGCGGCGTACATGCGGGCGGCGGCCGCCGGGCTACTCCTGGCCGCCAGCCAGGAGGCAATCAGGTGACCTACACCGACGAGGAGGTCGCCCGCGTCGTCCACGAGGCGAACCGGGCGCTGCAGGACATCGACGGCGACGAGAGCCCGTCGCCCCCGTGGGCGTCCGAGGACCCCGCCGTCCGCGCTCTCACCGTCCACGGCGTCGCCCTCGCCCGCAGCGGCCTGCCCGCCGGGGCGCTGCACGAGGCATGGTGCGCCGGCAAGCGCGCCCAGGGCTGGACCTACGGCGCGGTCAAGAGCAGCACCGCGAAGACCCACCCGTGCCTGATTCCCTACGCGGAGCTGCCCGGGCACCAGCAGGCCAAGGACCGGGTACTTCACGCCATCGTCACGGCGCTCACCGCGCCGGCGCGGCAGGCGGGGGACATGCGATGAGCCGCCCGCTGCTGTTCGACGCGTTCTGTGGCGAGGGCGGCGCGGCCATGGGTTACCACCGGGCCGGCTTCGACGTGATCGGCGTGGACATCTGGCCGCAGCCGCGCTACCCGTTCGAGTTCCACCAGGGCGACGCGCTCGAGGCGCTGGCAACCTTCGACCTCTCGCGGTTCGCGGCGATCCATGCCAGCCCGCCGTGTCACGATCACGTCCGGACGTTCGTTGCGAAGAACGGCACCGGCGCGCTGCTCGCCCGGACCCGCGACGCGCTCGAGCAGGCTGGCCTGCCGTGGGTCATCGAGAACGTGCCAGGCGCGCCGATGCGGGCCGACTACAAGCTCTGCGGGTGCATGTTCGGCCTGCCCAAGCTGACCCGCGAGCGGTGGTTCGAGACGTCCTGGCACGGCTTCGAGATGCGGCCCCCGTGCCACCATCCCGAGCCGTCCGTGACCGCCGCAGGGACCGGCATCCCGTCTCACAGCTGGTTCTACGGCAAGGTCGACGGCTACGAGTACCACCGCCTCATGCGCGAGGCGATGGGCATCGACTGGATGACCCGCGCCGGGCTCGTCCAGGCCATCCCGCCCGCCTACACCGAGTACATCGGGCGGCAGCTGCTCGAGCACCTGGCCGCACAGGAGGCACCATGAACCTGCAAGCGGTCCTCAAGCCCGGTGACGTCCTCGCCGTACGCGGCGGCGGCGAGGCCGGCGAACTGATCCGGCTGGGCGCGGCGATCGGCGGCAGGCCGAACGTGAGCGGCCACGTGGCGGTCATGCACCACTACGACCCGCAGGGCGTCCCGTGGGGACTTGAGGGACGGCCGGGCGGTATCGGGTGGGTTGACCTGCGCCCGTACATCGCCAGCGAATGGACGCTGAACAACTGCGGCCAGCCGGGCCGCAGCGACAGCGACCGCGAGGACGCGGCCCGTGACGCCGAGGGAATGCTCGGCAGCCGGTATGACTGGCTCGCCATCCTCGGCGACGGGTTCGACGACCTGCACGTGAAGGTCTGGGGGCTGAACGGCCCGCAGGGCGTCAAGCCGGGCGAGGCAGTGTGCTCGTCGTTCGCGGCGTACGTCTACGCCAAGCGGAAGTGGGCGCACCCCGACCTCGGCGACGAGCGGTTCTGCCAGCCCGGCGACTGGGACACCTTCATCGTGACCAACCGCTACAACGTGAGCCTGCGGTGAGCGGGCAGCCGTGGATGCACGTTGACCCCCGGCAGCTGCCAACCGACCTGAAGGAGCCCGCCATGGACGCGGGGTATCCGCCGGACCGGAGGGACACCGGCGACGACGAGCGTTGCAACTGGTGCCAGCGCGGCGGCGAGATGCAGGGCTTCGAGGGACGGCTGTTCTGCGGCGAGGACTGCGCTAACCACTGGTGGTGGGAGTGGAACGATGACTGACGTCGATGACGACTGGCAGTACCGGGACGGCGACGAGGACGACCGCTGCACCTGCTGCGACGGTGACATCTGGGTCGAGTGCGACGACCCGATTCAGTGCTGCGACCCGCGCTGCGACGGCGAGTTCCACCCCGACCCGGCATGCGGCGGGACCGGCCTGGCCAGGCACCAGGTGCTCTGGTGAGCGACGGCGATGAGTGGGGGATCTGGATGACGACGGAGCCCAGCAACGCAGGACGGATAGCCCGGCGGCATGCGCGGCGCCTAAAGCTCAAGTACAAGCTGTGGTCGGTCCGCAACTGGCTCAAGGGCTATCAGTTCGGGCCGGTCCAGCGGTTCCGCTGCTGCGACCACACCACCCCGTTTCACTCGGCCGGGTGCGATGCCCGCCGCTTACATGCCCATGGCGGACCTCGCCGCCGTCTACGGCGTCAGCCCGTCGACCGCCCGCAAGTGGGCCGCCGCCGACCGCTGGCGGCGCAAGGGCACCCGGCCGAAGCGGTACTCCGTGGCTGACGCCGACCGGTCTTACAACAAGCACCATGGCGGCCGCGTGGCCACGCACCTGGCAGGCAAGTACGGAACCCAGGAGGACATCAAATGAACCGTCACCAGTCGATCGCGCTTACGCGGCACTGCCGCCTGTCCCTTGAGACGATGCGCCGCGAGTTCTCCCGGCCGCTGCCCGGCAGCCTGTCCGTCGTGCTGACGGTGAACAGCGGCTATGAATGAATTGAGGAAGGATTCGGCGGGCCGGTCTGGCACGCGAGCATCGCAGCGCACAACCTTCCCATCCGCGCCGTCCTCGAACGGGAAGCCGAACGGCAGCTAGCCGGCGTCGGCGACGCCTCGCTAGGCGAGTGGCGCGAGTCCCGCGGCAGGTTCTTCCACCTGCGCCGCAGGCTCAGCGAGGCCGAGCAGCGCCAAGTCGGCCCGGCCGTGGACATCCGCCGGACACCCGAGGCCATCAGGCGCGGGCTCAGCCTTGGCAGCCTGCTTGCGCTCGCGCCGCCTGAGGTCATCGCCGCCGAGCTGGGCGAGCTGTTACCGATGGTGCTTGCGCTGCGCTTGACACGATGGCATCATCAGCCTCATACAGTAGCCGGACGTGTCCCCAGGGAACCGCCCGGCTTTTGCCTTGCCCGGGGAGGACAGCCATGGACCGGCCGCTGAAGCTGCGCTGGCCGCGCAAGTCCGGGCCACGGCAGCCGGTAAGCGGCACCCGCGGTCACCCGAGAACGCACTCGCATATCGCGGCGTGCAACCGGTGCGCAGAAGAAACGCGCCCAAGGTCAGTGCCTCCGATGACGTCACTTCCCCCCCAGGAGGACAGCCATGGACCGGCCGCTGATCCGCCTGCTGCTCGCCGTCCTCGCCATGGTCCTCGCCGTCGTGTGGCTCCTCGCCGGCATCGTCCCGTTCGCCGCGCCCGCGTGGATACCGCCGTCCTCGGTGATCGCCCTCGCGGTCGCCATGCTGCTGTAGACAGGACCTGAACCATGACCGCTGAGCAGATCGCCCAGGCGTTCCACGAGGCCTACGAGCGGCTCGCGCCGGACTTCGGCTACAAGACCCGCGAGGCATCCGCCAAGCCTTGGGCTGAGGTTCCCGAGCAGAACAAGTCGCTGATGGTCGCGGTTGTCCAGTCACTACTGGACGACGGGTGGGTCATCCTCGGCGTGTCCTCACAGGCACCGTCCGACGAGGACCGGATCCGCGGCGCCATGGCCGAGGCGCAGGACCACCCCGGCCGCACCGTCACCAGGTAGCCATGGCCGAGCTCGCCGTTCGCGACGGCTACCCGCCACCGGGTGACCTGCCTCGCGGTGACTGCGTCACGACCACGCTGTTCGGCGACGACAACCGGCCCGCTGGCCTCCGCGTCGACCATGCCGACCCGCGCGTCCTCATCAGCTCAGAGCTGCTCGACAACATCGCCGACCGCCCGGCCGACGCGCTGAGCATCGGCACGCAGCTCGACCTGGCCACGTGCCACACCTACGTCGGCGCGGTGCTGAAGATCAGCGGCGTCAACCGCACGGTCGTCTACCGCATCACCGAGTACGTCCCGGCCGTCCACGGCTACATCGCCGAGTGGCCCGACTGATGGCCTTCCACCTCGCCGGCGCGATTGCCGGACTGGCCGGCTGGGCTATCGGGTACGTCACGGCATGGGTGACCTTCCGGTCGAGGCGCTGATGCCGACCACCCGCCGCGCCTACCAGCGGTACGCGGCCAAGGGCACGACCACCCAGCGCGGCTACGGCAGCGCGCACCAGGCCGAGCGTGAGCGCAGGCTGCGCCTCTACCGGCCCGGCGACATGTGCGCGCACTGCGGCCAGCCGATCCTCTGGTGGCCGCTGCCGGCCGCGCGCCGCATGATCGACCTGCCGCACACGCCCGACCGCAGCGGCTACCTGCCCGGCCTGGCGCACCGGTCGTGCAACCGCGCCGACGGGGCACGCACGGCCAACCGGCTGCGCGGGCTGACGCGGCAGTGGCAGCAGGCACGGCGCTGGTGAGCGGCACACTGGCAGGCGCGCGCCAGTGGTGGCTGTGCCCGAACGAGCCGCGATGCCCGCACGCTGCGCTGTTCCACGACGTCTACGACGACGAGGACGAGGTGCCGCGCTGCTGCGCTGACGGCTGCCAGTGCGGTGCGGCCGCGCAGGCAGCGGACGACAGGCCAGACCGGCAGTCACCGGCAGTGACCACGGTCAGCCGCGACCGGCCCTGACCGCCCGCCTGATGATCAGTGACCACCCGCTGAGCCACCATCCAGGATGGTAAAACCACAGGTCAGCGAATCGCGATGGACAAACCGGACATACTGCCGACGCCGCAGCCATACGCCTACATGACGAGTCATCGTGTTACGTAACGGAGGGTGATTTTGGCTGATCCCCCGGCCCTCCGGATGCGCAGGTCGCGCATGCACAAGGCGGGCGATCACTCGCTCTGCCGTCGTTGCGCCGCGCTCCGGGACGGCACCGAACGGCCGCGACTGCTCACGCCGGTGCCCCCGCTGCCCGCTCCCGCGCCGGAGCCGGAGTTCGACGCGGCGGCGGAGCTGCGCGCGCTGGCCGCCCGGATGGCGGAGGCGCACCGCGCTGACCCGTCGAACGCGATCCTGGGCGCGGAGCTGCGCAAGACGCTGCTCGAGCTGATGCCGAAGAACGCGGGGAAGCCCGATGCTGACCTCACGGGACTGTTCAGCGCCCTGCAGGCCTAGGTTCGCGACCCCGGCGACGCCGGGCCGGGCGAACCTGACTGAGGGCATCGCGCTGACGGCGGTGCTGCTGAACTTCCGCACCTCGGCGGGCCCGGGCCTGATGCCGTGGCAGCACGAGGTGAACGCGGTGGCGACGGAGCTGAAGCCGGACGGCCGGTTCGCTTACCGGCAGGTGGTGCTGGAGGTGATGCGGCAGCAGGGCAAGAGCGTTGACCTGCTGTCGATGATGATCGCGCGGGGCCTGCGGCGGCCGGGCACGCAGATCGCGTACACCGCGCAGACGAGGCTGGACGCGCGGCACAGGCTGCTGGACGTGTGGTGGCCGCGGATTCAGGCGAGCAAGCTTGCGCCGCTGATCGGCGTCCGCAAGGGCTCGGGCAGCGAGGCGCTGGTGTTCGCGAACGGGTCGCTGCTGGGCCTCGTGAGCAACACGCAGACCTCGGGTCACGGCGACAACCTGGACCTGGGCGTGATCGACGAGGCGTGGGCGCAGCAGGACGACCACCTTGAGCAGGCGATGCGCCCGGCGATGATGACGCGGGACGCCCAGTTGTGGGTGGTGTCCGCGGCGGGCACGGAGAAGTCCTCGTACTTCAAGGGCAAGGTCACCGACGGCCGGGCGCGCGCTGAGATGGGCGTGACCTCGGACGGGTGCTATATCGGCTACTCGTTCGCCGACGACGAGGACCCGGCGGACCCGGTGACGTGGCGGCGGCGGATGCCGGCGCTGGGCATCACGGTGAGCGAGGAGACGGTGGCGACGGATCTCGGGCTAATGGATTTGAGCGAGTTTCGCCGCGCGTACGGTTGCCAATGGCCGGAAGTCGCCAAGCCTGGCTGGGGTGTCATCGGCGAGGACGCGTGGGGCGCGTCGGCGGCTCAGGGCGGCCTGTTGTGAGCGAGTGGCTGGGCATCCGCGCGGAGGCGTGGTGGAAGCTGGAGAAGCTTTCCGGGCGGCTATGGGACCGGGTGTGCAGGGACGGCGTTAGCTGCTGGCTGGACTGGCTGCCGTCGTTTGCGTACCGGCACCGCAAGGAAGCCGAGCGGGCGCACTACCTGCGGAAGTACGGCGTCCCGCTGTGAGCGGCGAGGTCGCGGCCGGCGTGGCGATCAGCGAGGACCGGAAGGTCGCGTCGGTGGTCGCGGCGGGCCGCAGCACGTCGGGGAAGGTGCTGGTCGACCTGTCGCCGTACTACGGTCACCCGCGCGGCGTGGTGGCGGCCCTGGCGGAGCTGTACGCGAAGCATGACCCGGTGGCGGTGGTGGTGAACGCGAAGGCGCAGTCGGGGACGCTGGTGGAGCCGCTGAAGAGCGCGGGGATCATCGCGGTGCTGCCGTCGGCGGAGGACGTCGCGGTCGCGCACGGCCAGTTCCTGGACCTGGTGAACGACGGTGGCCTGGAGCATCTAGACCAGCCGCCGCTTACCGCGGCGGTGCGGTCGGCTCAGCAGCGGGACCTGGCGGGCGCGCAGGCGTGGGACCCGAAGGTGGCCGTCGACCAGGGGCCGCTGGTGGCGGCGACACTGGCGGTCTGGGCGTTCCTGCGCTGGGAAGAGCTGGCCACGCCGGGCGTCTGGCAGATCTGAGGGCCGGCCCGTACGGATTGCAAGTCCCGCGTGCACCTTCAGGTCCAGGCCGGCCCGTAACTCAGTTTAGAGGAGATGACATGCGCCTGTCCGTGGTCCTCCTGCTGCTCTCCCTGGCCGGGGTGCTGGGCGGCGGCGCGCTGATCGGCCTGCCGGCGCTGGGCGGCTGCCTGATCTTCGACAGCCTCGCGGCGGCCGTGTACGCGCTGCTGCGCGAGTACGGGGACCGGGCGCGCCCGTCGGTGCACGAGGTCCCGACGGTGGCGAGCATCCTTGAGCGGGCCCGGGGCGCGGCGTGAGCGAGGACGCGGAGTACGGCCTGATCCTGGCCTTCGACACTGACGAGCCCGAGTTCACGCGCGGATTCGAGGCTGGTCAGCTCTGGGAGCGGCTGGAACGCGACGGCTACGCCGGACAGCTGATCCACGCTGAGAACGCCGAGATGGTCATGCGCATGGCTGAGAGCAAGGACCTCGTATTCACGGCCAAGGATGTCGGCGACGGCTGGATGCAGGTCGCTGTTGGGCGTGAGCCTGAGTGAGGCTGCTTGACCGGCTGATCCGGCGGGACGCGGGCTACTGGGAGGGGCAGGCCAGCGGCGCGGCGGTCCTGACCAGCAGCTACGGCAGCCCGGACCGGGAGGCGGTGCTGCCGCAGCTCGCGGGCTGGGCACAGCAGGTCAACGGGTCGGACTCCCCGGTGTTCTCCGCGATCCTGGTGCGGATGATGCTGCTGGCCGAGGCGCAGTTCCAGTTCCAGGCCAAGGACGACAAGCACCTGTACGGGAACCAGTCGCTGAAGGCGCTCGAGCACCCGTTCGGCCCCGGGTCGACCAGCGGTGAGCTCATCGCCCGGATGGAACAGGACGGCTCGATAGCGGGCAACGCCTACATCTGGAGCACCCCGGACGCCGACGCGCCGCTGGTGCGGCTGCGGCCGGACTGGGTCACGATCGTCTCCGAGCTCGTCCCGGTCGACGGCGGCGGCAGCTACCGGCGGAAGGTCGGCTACTGGCACCAGCCGCCGCAGGGAACCGCTGGCCACGGCGCGCCGTTCATGGCGCCGGCGGCCGAGGTCGCCCACTGGCACCCGATCCCCGACCCGGCCGCGGACTTCCGGGGCATGAGCTGGCTCACCCCGGTGATGCGGGACATCCAGGGCGACGACGCGATGACCAGGTACAAGGTCAGGTATCTCCAGAACAACGCAACGCCCAACATTGTCATCAAGTACGCCCAGAAGCTGCAGCCCGCCACGCTGGACAGCATCCGGGACCGGATGACGGCCCGGTACGGCGGCCCGGACAACGCGGGCAAGACCCTGGTCCTGGACCAGGGCGCCGACCTGACGCTGGCCGGGAACAGCCTGTCGCAGATGGACTTCAGCAACGTCTCCGTCGAGGGCGTGCAGCGGATCCTCGCGCCGTCCGGCGTGCCGGGGCTGCTGATCGGCCTGGAGAGCATCAAGGGCGCGGGCAAGTCGTACGAGGAGGTCATCCGCCGGTTCGCGGACCTGACGCTGCGGCCGCTGTGGCGGTCGATGTGCGCGGCGCTCGAGGAGCTCGTCCCGGACGTGCCGGCCGGGTCGCAGCTGTGGTACGACACCGGGGCGATCGCGGCGCTGCAGGAGGGCGAGCAGGTCCGGGCGCAGGTCTCCCTGATCCGGGCGCAGGCGCTGCTGGCGCTGCGGCAGGCGGGCTACGACCAGATGTCGGCGGTCGCGGCGGTCGGCGCCGGGGACATGTCGCAGCTGAAGGTGTCGGATGCCCCGGCGCCGCCGCCGGCCGGGAACGTGCAGCACCTGCTGCCGCAGACGCCGCCGGGGATAACGGCCGCCCCGCTGCCGCCGTCGACGCCGCGGCTGCCGACCGGGTCGGTGTCGCCGGGTGACGGCGGGAACGGGACGCGGCCGGTGCCGGTGGCGTCTGCGGCGCGGCGGGCGCTGAACGGAGCCGATCATGGCTAAACATGCCTGGGTCACTGAAACGGGCGACGCTCCAGGTAGTCACTGAACCGGCTGGCCAGAACTGGCCGGGCTTCGACGCGGCCGAGGATCAGGTTGCAGACCGCGCACAGCATCCCCCGGATGCACTTCTTGCACGCCCGCTTCGGACCGCAGCACGAGTGATCATGGTCGATCGCTAGGCGGATAGTGCCGTTCTGCCCACAGAGGGCACAGCGACCCTGCTGACTCTCGCGCAGCCACTCCCACTCGGCGGCGGTGATGCCATACAGGGCCTTGATCGTGCGCCAGCGACTGCAGTCGAGACAGTTCGACGTCTTGCCCCGCGAGCGCCGGGGATCGACGCTGAATTTGCTCCAGGGTTTCCATTCACCGCAGGTGAGGCAGATTCGCCCGGTGTCCGACTCCTGTGAGCGCCAGCGCCGTCCGGCAATAACCGCCTCTCGCCCCGCGCGGTTGATCTGATTCCACGGGGTGCAACTCAGACAGGTCGTTTTGCCTTGGAGAAGGTTGCTCAGCCACTTCACGACGACGGTGCCGCATCCCGTGCATCTGCACTCAAAGCGCCGGTTGTAACCAGACCGCTCGACCTCGCGGATCACTACCAGAGTGGCGAAGGTAGTACCCGGTGGGACTGCCCTTGGCGGCTGTCCGCGTCCTTTCGGCATGGACTGATATTAACACAGCGAGAGATGGGCGACATGGCTGAAATGAGCAGCTCGGCGGTCAATGACCTGCCCGACTCCGACTTTGCCTACATCGAGCCCGGCGGCACGAAAGACGCGTCCGGGAAGACCATCCCGCGAAGCAAGCGGCATTTTCCGGTGCACGACAAGACGCACGTGCAGAACGCCCTGTCCCGCGCGCCGCAGTCACCGTTCGGCGACAAGGCCATGCCGAAGATCAAGGCCAGGGCCAAGAAGTTCGGAGTCGACGTGAGCGACGACAGCAGCGCGAGCCGGGAGGAATCCTGGGCTCCCCTCTCCTTCCGGCGCGACTTCCCGCTGCAAGACATCTCCATCCGCGCCGGGGGCGACGGCCGCACCGTGACCGCGTACGCCACGGTGTTCGACACGCCTGTTCCGATCCACGACCAGCAGGGCGACTACATCGAGGTCATCGAGCGGCATGCCTTCGACCGGATCCTGCCGAAGCTGCAGCCGCAGGGCGACCGGAAGGCGTGGCGCTGCGGCGTCTTCTACAACCACGGCATGACCCTCCACGCGACGCCCAGCGACCGGAACTCGGTGCCGATCGGCGTCCCGCTGGAGATCGCCGCGGACGCCCACGGACTGAAGACCGTCACCCGCTTCCACCGCGGCGAGCTTGCCGACCAGATCCTTGAGGCGATCAAGGAGGGCTCACTGGGGGCCTACTCGTTCTCGGGCAGGTTCGACCGGTCGCAGCCTGATGTTCCGCGCGGGGGCTTCCGCCCCGACCGCTACGGCAACCTGCCGACGGTGCGGCGCTCGGAGTCGACACTGCGGGAGTACGGTCCTACGCCGTTCCCTGCCTACCAGGACGCGGTGATCACCGGCGTGCGCGCCGAGAAGATCGCCGAGCAGCTCCAGTACATCACTGAGCTGATCCGCAGCGGCGCTCCGCTGGACTCGCCGCAGTTCCACGGCGCTCCCCCCGATGGGGACTCGCTGACCGACGACTTGCTCGGCCCGGAAGTTGAGGGCGAAGAAGAGCACTCGGCCCGGTATCACCAGCACGCCCTCTACCTGCTGCGCGCCCAAGAGCAGCGGGAAAAGGCCGGGCTGGCCTGGTAACCAGACCGAAAGCGAGGCGGTCGCGATGACCGCGCTAGACGACAAGCTTTCCGAGCAGGCCCGCATCACCGCGGAACTGCGGCGGATGGAGACCGACGAGGAGACCACCGAGGAAAACGACGGTGACCTGCGGGACACCCTCATCAAGCGGTGGAAGAAGCTCGACGAGGAGTGCAAGCCGATCATCGCCCGGATGCAGGAGATCCAGCAGATCACCCGCACCGCTGCCGACGAGTCCAACCTCGAGCGGCCCGCCGGCGATGACGGCACCTCGGCATCCAGGTTCGGGTCCCCTGACCTGGTGACCCGCACCGTCCGGGATCCCTACGACGGCATCGAGATGATCCGCAACGAGCGGCAGATCCTCATGCCCCGGGCTGAGATCAGGGGCCGGGCGCTCGACGCGGTCGAGCTGGAGGCCAGGCGGGGGAACCTGTCCCACGACTACGCCGAGGCCGCCACCGTCAAGGCGCAGGCCAACGCGGGCATCGCCCGGCACATGCTGCTCTACGGGTCGCAGGAATACCAGGAGGCGTTCCGCGAGTACACCGAGGACCCGGAGCACGTCAGCGAGGCCAGCCGTGCCGTGCTTACCCTGTCTACCGGCTCGGTGATGCTCCCGTTCGTGCTTGACCCCACCATCGTCCTGACGAACACGGGTTCGGCTAATCCCTGGCGGCGCATCGCCAACGTCAAGCAGACCACGTCCAACACGTGGAACGGCGTGACATCCGCGGGCGTCAACGCGGCGTGGCTCACTGAAGGCACGATGACCACCGACTCCACGCCCTCCCTGTCCAACATCGTGGTGACGCCGCAGAAGGCCGCAGCCTGGGTGTACGGCAGCTATGAGCTGCTGGAAGACAGTGACTTCGGCCAGCAGCTCCCCCGGCTCCTCGCCGACGCGAAGGACCGGATCGAGGAGAACGCGTTCGCCGTCGGCGCGGGCACCGGCGGCGTCCCCCAGGGCGTCCTTACCGGGGCGACCACCGTTGTCACCACGGCGACCACGCTGACCGTGGCGGTCGGTGACGTCTACGCGGTGCAGGGCGCGCTGCCGCCCCGGTTCCGCAACGCCCCGGGCGCGGCGTGGGCCGCGAACGTCGCGATCATCAACTCGTTCCGCCAGCTCGACACCGCGGGCGGCGCGTCGTTCTGGACGAACCTCGGCAAGGGGCAGCCGGAAACCCTGCTCGGTGCCCCGATCTACGAGTCCTCGTCCATGTCCGGGACCAAGGCCGTCGGCTCACTCGAAGCCGTGTTCGGGGACTTCGGCCAGTTCTACGTGGTCGACCGGGTTGGCGTGAGCCTTATCTATGAGCCCCTCGTCAAGGGCATCACCACTCCCTACCTGCCGGCTGGTGAGGCCGGATGGTTCATGTTCTGGCGAACTGGATCGACCGTCGCAGTTCCCGGGGCGTTTCGGGTGATGAAGGGCCTCTAGTCTGAGCAGGCGTTTCCTCTGTAATTTGGTTTATGTTCTGCTAGACTGCAGGGGAACGCCCGGACAGCAAAGGACCCCGGCGGATGGGTCAGCATCCCCGGGGCATGGCCGGGCACTCGCGGAGGAGTGCCGACATGGCAGATCGTACGTGCTCAGTGGAAGGCTGCACTACCAAGGTCCAGGCCCGCGGGATGTGCGGCAGGCACTACCAGCATGACCGGGCTGTCCGCAACGGTGCCAAGCAGTGCCGTCGGGCGGGTTGTACCCGGCTGGCGATCCTGGACGGCCTCTGCCGCCCGCATTACATGAAGCGCCGCCGTCTCGACACGGAAAAGGAACTCCGCGACGGGCGACAGTGCAGCGTGGACGGCTGCAACCGGCCGTACGACACCAATGGCCTCTGCCACCTCCACTACCAGCGCCAGCGGAAAACAGGCGAGACCGGCCCGGTCGCCCTACTCCGCGCCGTCAACGGCACCGGCTACACAACCAAGGCCGGCTACCGCATCCTCTGGCGCGATGGCCAGCGCGTCTCCGAGCACACGGTGATCATGGAAGAAGTCCTCGGCCGCCGCCTGGTGACACCAGAGAACGTGCACCATAAGAACGGCATCAAGCACGATAACGACCCGGGCAACCTGGAGCTGTGGCTGAAGATGCAGCCGTCGGGCCAGCGGGTCGAAGACCTGATGAAGTACATCGCCGAGTACCACGCGGACGCTATGCGGCGCCTGCTGGACAGCAGAAGGGCAGGCTGACCGTGGCCAACAAGTACGCACTGTCTCCCGCTGTCGTGCAGCTGGCGTCTGGCGCGAGCGTGTTCGTGGACGCGGGCTCGCTGTGGCCGTCCGCGGGCGCGGTGGTGGCGGGCGCCCCGGCGCTGTTCACGACGGCGATGACCCTGGGCGCGACGACGGTGGCGTCGCTGAACCCGAACCCGGTCCCGGTGTCGGTGACGATCTCGTCGGGGACGGTGACGGCGATCGCGGTCAACGGCGTCAGCACGGGGCAGACCAGCGGCACGTTCACGGTCCCGGCGGGCGGCAGCATCACGGTGACCTACAGCGTGGCCCCGACGTTCACGATGGCCGACATTCCCCCGGCGGCGGGATGGCCGTTCGTCAACAGCACGCTCGCCGGCTACCTGGCCGTGTACCCGAACGGCCCGCAAGTCTCCTAGGAGGATGCCCGCATGGAATGGTTCCGGGCCCAGGACACGTTCACTGCTGACCTGGCTGATCACACGCAGGTCCGGGTGGTCAAGGGCGACGTGCTCCCTGGCACGCACGAGCTCGTGAAGCGGGACGCGGACGCCGCGAGGGCCGCAGCGAAGGACGGCGTTGACCGGCTGCCGCTGTTCAGGCCGATGGATGACGGCGCGGAAGAGGAGCCGCCTGCCAGAAGCCCGGCGAGGGCTGAGGCTAGGCGGGCGCCGGCTAAGCCGGCCGGGAAGGCGTCCTGATGGCTGATATCTCGCCGGTCCAGTTCACGGCGGATAATGACGCGGGCGGCCATGACATCGTGTCGCCGACAGTCGACGGCGCGGTGGCGGCCGCGGGCGCGCGGCTGGCCGAGCTGCAGGCCGACACCTTCGGCCAGGGCAGCACGATCGGCGACGTGCTGGACCTGCCGCACAGCCCGATCAACCCGGCCGTCGGCGTGCTGGACAGCCCGCCGTTCGAGGGCCCGTTCTTCCCTGAGACCAATCCGTGAGAGGTGACCGGTAATGGGCGGCCCGGGGCTCAGGCTCTTCGAGAACTTCACGCCGCTGACGGTGGCCGCGTCGCCGAAGGTGAGCCAGTGGATCGACACGACGGGTTTCACGTCGGTGCTGCCCTACTTCGTGTTCACGACGGGTTCGACCACGTTCACGGTCGAGGGCAGCTTCGACGGAAGCACGCTTGACGCGGACATGACGTACACGGCGCCTGTCTCGGGCACCGCGATGGACGTCAAGCACAACTTCGTCCGGTTCCGCCTCGTGCAGGCGACGGCGGATGCCACCGTCACGAAGTGCTTCGTGCAAAGCAAGTAGCAGGCGAACCCGGCGCAGGAGGCTGGCGTGGCTGATATTCACGGAATCCCGGACCCGTCGATGATGACCCCGGTGCAGTCGTTCACGAGCGAGCCGCTGCCGGACCTGAGCGGCCCGCACCCGCTGCAGGTGAACATCGCGGCGGGGACGGACGACGACGGGGACCACGGGGCGGCGATGGGCCTGCCGGCGGAGCTGACGGACGGCGACGGCCAGTCGGCGGCCCTGGATATCGCGCCGTCGCTGCTGGACGACGGCAGCCCGGGCTGACCGCCGTGCCTGACAGCGCGGTCATCGGCTACGTGCACCCTGGCACGGTCCGCGCTGAGTTCTGCGCGTCGCTGCTGGCGGTGTGCATGGAGGGCGCGACGCCGGTCACGCAGGTGCTGGCGGTCAGCTCGGGCCCGAACATCAGCCACGCCCGGAACGTCGTGTGCCGCCAGTTCCTCGAGCAGGACGAGGCGGACTGGCTGTTCATGTGCGACACGGACATGTGGTTCCCCGCGGACACGGTCAGCCGCCTGCTGGCCGCTGCCGACCCGGTGGACCGCCCGGTGGTAGGCGCGCTGTGCTTCAGCCAGAACACCGACAACGGCGGCGGCGAGCCGTACCCGACGATGTACGAGCTGACCGAGCGCGACGGGGACTTGGCCTTCATCCGGTACAAGCACTGGCCGGAAGACGCGGTGATGCAGGTGGCCGGGACGGGCGCGGCGGCGCTGCTGATCCACCGCCGGGCGCTTGAGGCCGTGGAGAAGCGGGCTGGTGACGTGGCGGCGCCGTGGTTCCGCGAGTCGCAGACGAAGACGGCGCTGATGGGCGAGGACCTGACGTTCTGCCTGCGCTGCGCGGCGGCGGGCATCCCGGTTCACGTCCACACGGGCGTGCGCGCGGGCCACATGAAGACGACGATGCTGATCTGAGAGGCGCCCCGATGCAGGACGACGTGACGAAGGCATCGATGGTGGCGCGGGCGGCCGTCGATGCTGACGGGACTCCGCTGTGTCACGGCGAGCGCATGACCGAGGTGTCGCCCGGCGTCTGGATGGACCCGCTGGCCGATGCGCTTCTCCGCTACCTCCAAAGTCACGTTCCCCCGCTGTGGCCCTACATGGAAGACGAAGCCTGATGCATCCTTCGGCGATGGCTTTCGCCTGCTCGGCGCTGACCGCGGACGACGTGCGCGGCAGGATCGTGATCGAGGCGGGGGCGCTCAACGTGAACGGCTCGGTGCGGGCGCACGTGGAGTCGCTCGGCCCGGCGTCGTATACCGCCACCGACATGCGCGAGGGCCCCGGCGTGGACCTGGTGTGCGCGGCGGAGGACCTGCCCGCGGCGTTCACGCAGGACGGGCACCGCCAGCGGTTCGGCGTGGTGGTCAGCACGGAGATGCTGGAGCACGCGGCGGACTGGCAGGCGGCGGTGCGCGGCATGGTCAGCGTCCTCGCGCCGGGCGGCGTGCTGGTGCTGACGACCCGCAGCGACGGCTTCCCGGTCCACGGCTACCCGGATGACCACTGGCGCTACTCCGTAGAGGCGATGGGCGAGATCCTGAAGGCCGCCGGGCTGGACGTGGAGCGCCTGGAGCCGGACCCGGACCCGCAGTCGCCGGGGGTGTTCGCGAGGGCCCGCAAGCCCGCGGGCTGGTCGTGGCCGGAGGGCGCCCGGCAGGCGTGGGACGACGTTGAGGTCACCCGGCCGTGACTATTTCGTACTCCGAGATGACGCTTGTGCCCAACGGGGCGCCCGCGAACGTCGACGGTGGCAGCGCGGGGGGCACCGGGGCATCTGTGATCGACGGTGGCACGGCGTCCGCCGCGCCGTCGTACGTGATCGACGGGGGGAACGCGGGATCATGAGCCAGCGGATACAGCTCCGCCGGGACACCGCAGCGAACTGGACGCCGGTGAACCCGGTACTCGCGCAGAGCGAGCTGGGCATCGAGACGGACACAGGTAAGGGCAAGCTGGGCGACGGGGCCACGGCGTGGAACGACCTGGATTACTGGCCGACCCCGGCGGATGTCGGCGCGGCCAGCACGGGCGCGCTGTCGGATGAGGTGACCCGCGCGGAGGCGGCTGAGGCGCGGCGTGTCCCGTGGGTACTCCCGTCAGGCACCGACGACTCGGCGGCGATCGCCGCGTCCCTGTCCGCCTATGGCGTGGCGATCCTCGCTGCCGGCCAGTTCTGGGCTCATGACCTCGTGCTCGGTACGGGGCAGTGGATCATCGGGCAGGGCAAGCAGGCAACGGTCTTGTCCCTGGCGGCCGGGTACACGCGGCTGATCTCATCGCAGAACTTCGCCAGCCTGACGAAGACCAACACGCAGCTGACCGGCGTGCCTTACCACTTCGGCTGGCGCGACCTCACCATAGACGGCAACAACACGAACCAGGCAGCGCAGCTCGCCAGGCCTGCCGCGCCCACGGTCGCGAACGTGGGCACGCCGGGAAGCACCAGTTACACCTACCGGGTCACCTGGGTCAACGCGCTGGGCGAGACGGTCGGCTCGGCCGCGACGACGACCGCGACCGGCAACGCGGCACTGGACGGCACGAACTACAACACCGTCACGCGGCCGACGGCGCCGGGCGGGGCGACCGGCTGGAACGTCTACGTAGGCGGACGGGGCCAGGAAGCGCTGTGCAACGCGAGTCCCGTTCCGGTTGCCACCGCGAGCTACAGCGACCAGGGGACGCGCGCCTCCGGCACGTGGACGGTCTTGCCCCGGTACAACACCACGGCGGACGTCCTCGTCGCGGTGTACGGGTTCGGCTGGCAGGGGCACGGCTTCCTGATCCGCAACGCGGCCGGGCTCGGGCTGTGGACCGAGTGGGCCACCAACGTCAACGTCAGCTCGTCCATCGGCGCGCTAGAGGCCTACCTCAACGACTTCAGCATGTACAACTGCCTGGGCGGCGCGTGGATGTGCGCGGGCACCCACGACATGCAGGCAAACAACTTCGTGCTAGGCCAGAACTGCTCCGGCGCCGGGTACTCCACGCTGGTCGTCCCGTTCGACGGGTACGTGAACGGCGGCACGTTCCTGGAGTACCACGTCTGGGGCGGCGGCTACGACTACGGCATCTACGCGGCCAGTGCCGGCCTCGAATTCGACGGCCAGGTAGAGGGCGGCCTGCTCGCTGAGTTCTTCATGAACGGCTCACTGAACCGGGTCAAGGGCAAGCTGTTCACCGGCGGCATCCAGACGGCCACCGCCGTCGGGCTCGTCATCGGCACGAACATCAACAACATCTTCGCCGATGTCAAGGTCGAGCAGATGGGCGGCGGCCTGTTCGACATCACCGGATTCGGCGGCTCCTGCGACCTGCGCGTGTACGGCACCTTCTACAACGGGCAGGCCTCCGCGAGCCCGCTGTACCTGGGCACCATCGACTCCAACAGCGTCGTGGACCTGCACGTGGTCGACCACCTGGGCGCCGTCGTGGCCGGCTCGGGCCTGTACCGCGGCAACGCGACGATCGCGGCGCTGGCGGGCACTACGGGGACCTTCAGCAGCTCCGTTGCCGCCGCCGGGGTCAACCTCGGTGCCGGGCTCGCCGATCCGCTCGCCATCGGGTTCGCGACTACCACCGACCCCCGGGTATTCCCCTCCGGCGCCGCCGCGATGTTCGCCGTGAACGCCGCATGCTACGCGGCGTTCATCGGCTACGGGCAGACCGTCAGCGCCTTGCGGATCGCGGTCGGCACCAGCAGCGGCAACATATCGGCGGCCACCTACGGCAACGGCAGCCAGCCAGGATCGACCCGGCTGCCCTCCGCGCAGAAGTCCACAACCGGGGCGATCCCCTGCCCGGCCAGCGGCGTCGCCACGGTCACCCTCACCGGCTCCGTGGCCATCGCCAAGGGCGACTACGGGGCGATCTCGGCCGACAACACGACTGCCACGTTCCAGCGGGCGACCAGCAACAGTCCCACCAGCTTCGGCGTGGCCGCCAACCAGTCCAGCGCCCACCCGCTCCCCGCCACGGCCGGGGCAGCCAACGGCGGCGGCTACGCCCCGTGGGTGGCGACCTCATGAACGGTGGAACCGTGACCTACACGCAGCAAGTCGGGGACTGCGGCGACCACGACGGGTGCACCGTCATCGCCTGCACCGAGGACGGCACCGGCCGCCAGGTCTGGGAGTCGCACGCCGATGCGGCCACCCATCCCGAGTGCCGGGCCAACCCGGATCACCCGCTGCTCGCGACGGACGGCACCGCGCTCGACAGCACCCGCGAGCAGTGCCAGGGCTGCCGCGATCACTTCAACGGAGGGGCATCGTGACATTCGCAGGCACCGGCACCCACCGCCGCAGGCCCGTGCAGCCCCAGCTAATCAAGGCGGCCTGACCGACGGCAGTCAGCAGGAGGTGAGGAACCCGTGAGGTACCCCAACGGGCAACCTGTGCGCGTCGCCACCACCGTCCGCGACCTGTCCGGCGACCTGGCTGTCCCGGACGCCCTGACGCTGCTTGTGAAGCTCGCCCAGGCTGACGGCACGCAGCTGGTCACCGGCACCTACGCCGCCCCGACGCTCGACTCGACGGGTAATTACCACCAGGACATCCCGGCCGCCGACCTCGCCCAGAACGGCCACTACCAGTACGCGTGGACCGCCACCGGCACCGAGGCGGGCGTCGCGTTCGGTGACTTCGACGTGTTCGACCCGTTCGAAACCGCCGTGCTGCCCCTGTCCGACGCGAAAGACGCCCTGAACATCCCCCAGTCGACCACCACGTCCGACAGTGAGATCCAGGGGTACGTCGCGACGATCACCTCGTGCCTCGAGCGGATGACCGGTGGCCCCCTCGTGAACCGGGCAGTCACCGAGCGGTCGGAGATGCAGTCCTGGCAGACGGTCATCCCGGTGCGGCAGCGGCCCCTGGTGTCGGTCACCAGCATCACGGGCGCGTCGGGCGGGGCGATCGACATCAGCGCGGGCCTGGACCTCGACGTGAACGCGGGCCTGATCCGGCGGCAGCTGGGGCTGCCGTTCTACGGCCCGTTCTTCCAGTGGCTGCCCATGGTGAACGTCACCTACGTCGCGGGATGGGGGACGAGCGTCCCGGCGGCGTTCAACAGCGCCGCGCGGATCATCCTTCAGCACCTGTGGATGACCCAGCACGGCCCGTCAGTGCGCCCGTCGATGTTCGGCGGCGAGGACACGGTCACCATGCCGGGGTTCGGGTTCGCTATCCCGAATGCCGCCGCGGAACTGCTACAGGGGTCGCAGAACGGCGTGCCCTTCATGCAGGAAGCTTTCGTCTGATGCCGACCACGACCAGCCGCATCCCGGCGCTGCTCGACTACCTGGTGACCCTGTTCGCGAACTCGGCGCTGCTCGGCGCGGCGGTCCCGCCGGTGACGGTGTTCGACGGGCCGCCGACGACGGGACTGGACGACAAGCTAGTGCTGTACGTCGGCCTGTCCGACCCGGACAACCCGAACG